TCGTCACGGCGCTGTTTAAAATCTTAACCGTAGTGACCGCATTATCAGCTAAAAGGGCGGTTAATATTGAGCCCGTCGCAATGTGCGTGACGTTATCTCTTGTAACTAGAGTGGTGTCGGCAGCGTTTTTTAAAACAATTTTATAGGCTTGGTTCGTAAGCCAAATATTCGCTTGCCCGTTAGCATCCAAAATCACAGGATTGGCGTTTGGTGTAATCTCACCTTGATCTTGATACGTTGCCAAGGGCGTAGTAGTTCCGGCTTCGTAAAAGTAAACCTTACCGCCAGCTAGGGCGTCGCCGTTTGAATCTACAAATGTTTGAACGAGGTTCGGCATTAAGTGTGCGATGGTGTCCTCCCGCTTTTAGACTCATGTTGACTCATCGCTCAACTCCCCCAGCAGGGTCTTTAGCCTGCTCCTTTTTGATTTGCTCTAAAACCTTGTCCATCGCTGGTGAGCCGGGTTTTAGGTCACTGGCAAAAATCAAAAGCTGTTTAAGCTTAGGATTCTGGAGCATCATATTTCGTGCCCCCTCAAGGGCCTTTTGGGTTTCAGGGTCTTTAGCGTGATCTAAGATTTTTTTAAGTCCGTCGTCGGCCCACTTGTCTTCGCCCTTTGGCTTGTCGCCAGCGACTTTAGGAAGCGCTTTCGGTGTATTTTCAAGAGCTTTAGCAAAAATACCCACAACCATATTGAAAACTTCAGGCTTTGTTTCAGCTAGCGACTTAAACTCTGGTAGGTTTTGAAGTCGCTTCCCGATCGACCTTGTTGTGGAGTTAGACAAAACTTTATAAGCGCCATATCTGCCAAAATCGGTAACTTGCCTTTGAACAAGATCAAAAAAATTCGAGTACATTAGCCCTTGTGGCGTACCTGATGGCCCCACTTTGTTGGGGAAGGAATTTATTACTTTATTCATGTTCTTTGCTGTCGGGACGGACTCGAGAAACAAATCGCGCAATGCCTCATCGTCTAATTTATCTACTTGTCTAATAAGTTTTGAAGGGTCTAGCTGACCCTTAGTCATCGCCTTATCACGAAGTTCTGAGATTCGCTGCTTTCTTAAGGTCTGAAACGCCTCTGGAAAAACATCCTTTGATTTTTGTCTAGCGCCAGTATTCCCAAGATTAAAAAACTTATCGGCAACTTTCTCGGCCTGCATTTCGTCGATTGATTCAGTAAAGGCCCTTGGGCTTTGTGTGCCCCTAATATTTGTTGCTTGACCGACCTCTTGAATTTTTCCCATTTGCTCGGAGTAGCCCTTTTTGGCTGACTTCAATTGCCCAAGCATCCCATCGGCAATGCGCTTGCCCTCAGTGTCGGTTCTCGCAGAACTTAAAACCCCGCGCTTAATTGTGCTTTCTTCTAGGCGTCCAAGCTTGCGATAGATTTCCCAAATGCCTCGAGCGTCACCAGTCCCAGCCCTCTCTGCGGCTTTTGCCTTGGTGCCTACCATTGTGCGAAGGATTTTAATTTGATCAGCGCTCGGCTGTTTTTCTAAAACCTTATTCACCGATCTTGCAATGCTGGCAGCGCCGCCGTCTTCAAAAACGGCGACCTCGTCAATTTTGCTAATATTATTAGAAACAGCCTTAACCGAACGCTCGGTCGAGGGCATGTCTTTTGTGTACTGGCGAAGATCGTTAAACGCATCCTTTGATGACTTAAATCGTTTATTTACATTTTCGATAATTTGCTTTTTCGCCTGCTCGCCGGCCTCGAATCTCGTCAACTGAGAGGCGTCGTCTGTTAAGTTTTCAGCACCCTTCGCAAGCCCGGCGGCTACTTTCTTTTGCTGGCGTCTTACTAGCATTCCAGGAATAGAGGGGCTTTGCGAAAGTGATGACTCTAAGTTTTGCACGACCTGAGAATCCGTCGTCATGCCAGGCGTAGGTTTAAATCCCAAGGCTTTCGCTGCGGCCTCAATCTCTTTAGCGTCTGGCTTCTCTTCAATGATCCATTTTTTTAATTTGGAGGCAACGTTCTCAGTGCCACGCGCGCCCACTTGTAGGCCTTTTGCAGCGCCTTCAAATCCAGCGCCTAGAGCGCCGCCAATAGCCATGCCCTTACCAGCGTTTTCAATGCGCTCCGGGAGTTGAGCTAAGTTAACCTCTCCCTCGACGTCACCGGGATTCATGGCCGCGCCGTAAATAGCTCCCGCCTTTGCAGCATTACGAATGCGCCCTACACCTGCGGCGGCGCCCGCCGATGGCATCATTCCAGTCGTGGCTACACCTGCAGCGAGACCACCAGCTAAAGCGGCCCCACCGTATGTCCAAGGATTTTTATCTGATAACTTCTGCTGTCGTTTAGTGTTTTCATCTCGGCGTTGAGTATAAGTGCTGTCTTCGGGCTTCGACCCCTTTGGTACACCCAATAAATCAGCGCCTAAGTCAGTGCTTGCGACTTTCGCTAAAATTGCATCTTGCAGTGGTGCCGCTGCCGACTGAAGCTGAGGCAAATATCCAAACGATGCGCCCTGGCCAAAACCCTCTAGCGCAACTTGGCCTTGAGACCCCGCTTCTTTTGGTTTCGCTGGCGTCTCTAATTGTGTCCATTTATCGGCACCAACTTTTCTATAAACAGTCCCGTCTTTGGCTTGCCTTGTGACCGGCGTCCATTGATCCTCGCCGACCATTTTATAAATTGTGCCGTCTCTCGCTTGGCGTTCCATTATTCGGGCATCCAATCAACTTCGTTCGTATTAAACACTTTCGGACTCTGACCGGCGTGAGCTTCGCTAGAAAATAACGAGCTGTTTTTTGGCTTGTCGCCGCCGCCCGCTTGCTGCGGCCGTGGGACATTCTCGTACTGGAAGCCCTTTAAAGAGCGGTTTGACTGATAGTGTTTAGCTTTTCCAATCTGAGCCTGAATCCCGCTTTCAAGCTCTTGAATTTTTCTATCAATAATTTCCATGTTTTTAGCATTACTTAGCTTGTCATTGTAAAACTCATTGGACAGAGCCTTTCGCTCGCCATCAGATAGCGCACCACCGAATGTAGCTTTGAGCGCAGAGTTTGCAACGCTTACTATATTGTCGCGTCTTGAAATAGACGACTCAGTTCTAAGGGCATCCGGCATTGACCCGGACATCGGGCCTCCGCCAGCTTGAAACCAGCCCGTGTCATTGGCCATTTCGGCCCTGAAGTCTTTGAGTTTACTAATACCGTCTTGGGCCTTGAAATATCCGCCGCCGGTAAAATCATTGTAATCTTTGGCGTAATCCTGATCGACTTTCTTTTCGCCCTCGGTGTGTCCGCCGCCCTTACCAGCAATCGCATTAAGCTGTGCCGTTTTTCTGGCCTCGTCGCCCCTTAAACCCACAAGCTCTTTTTGATTCTCGTGATCGGCCCTTGAGCGCTGATCAACATAACCGGCTTTTGCGGCTTCCATGTCGCGAGCGTCCAGCTTGTCTTGGCGATTATCTGCTCGTGTGGTGTTAAAATTATTCTGCGCCTGTTTCGCCTGCTGCTGTCGGAATTGCTCCTGAAGCCGATCACCTAAAGTCGTCGCGGAGTCTGTAACCATTTTTTGATTCTCAAGAGAGAACTGCCCCGGTAGCTTTGTCGCATCCATACCGCTATTTTGAATTTGCTGAAGTCCATAGTCCCACTCGGCTTGATTTTCTGCCCCACTCAACATTTGCGCTCCAAATTGCGCCCTCTTAACATGCATTTCCATTTGCTTTTGTTGCTCACTTTGCCCCCGCTGTTGGACCTGATAGGCCTCTTCGCCATAGCCCCCTTGAGCAAGTGCCGAGGCGGTTAGGTTAGAATCAAAGGCGACTTTGCCGTCCGGGCCGACTTGCATCCCTTGCTTATAAGCACCTTGAATTGCGGATTTCTTTTTGCGCTCGTCAATCATATCGCGCATTCGCATTCCGCCCTCAACTGCGCCTGCGGCATCAATCGGCCTAATCATCCCGTACATTGAAGTATCAACTGGCATAAAATCCCCTTCATCAAGCCGTACGTTTAATCATGTCCGACAAATTTGTAGGCTGATAGTAATTGCCAGCCGTGTTGGAAACCTTTGAAACATCTCCGCCGGATCTGCCGCCGGCGTATATTGTAGCGGCCTTAATGCCGCCCTCGATCGCACCTGACCAAGCGTTGCCGCCTGCAATCGCACTTGCGGCTTGAGCGTCACCGCCGCCGATAATGTTTTTCCCCGCTTGTTCTCCAAAATTCTGCGCCGCCTGAGCTGATCCAGCCGCAGCACTTTGACCCATATTCGCTAAGTTTGATAATTTACTAAACCGCTGATCACGGTCTGAGTTAAAACGATTGTATGCATTTGAATATTCGTTCGAGGCGTAATCCTGGCCATATCTAGACATGGCTTTTCCAGCAGCGCCGCCCATAAGCCCACCTCGAGCCGATGCACTTCGCTCTAAGGCTTTCGCGCCTTCTTCCATTCTGAAATCGTAACCAGGGTCTTTATTGAAATCAGACATCGTGAAAGACTTCGTCAACTCCGGCATACTGCGGTCTAGCTCGCCTGTGTATCTGCCGCCCACTTCTCGATATTGAGAAAGGTCCTTTCTAGACGTGTTGTACATTTCACGCTGAAGTGCTGTGGCCTCTCTAATTGCCGCAGCTTGTGCTTGCCCAGCACGCCTAGCTGCGCTTGAACCCATGATCCCGCTTACTACTGATCCGCCGCCGACGGCTACCGCTACCCAACTCATGACTCACTCCTCTGTTTCAAGTCTTCTAAAAGTTTCAATTCGTCGCCAGTAATACCGGCGACTTCGCTATAGTTTTTCGCAATAAAAAGTTCCTCAATCTTGTCCACGTCTGTCTCGCTTGTTCCGTGAATAGTGGTCCAAACAATATCGGTCTTTGCATAGATCACGCGCTTAGCCCCGGGATCAGACACGAAAGTGTAAGGGGCTTTGACCTCTTTAATGCCATCAACAGATGCCACTAAAGCCTCACCGCTTGAGAGAATATTTAAGTTTTTATGTTTATGAATTTTGCCAACAATGAGAGTGTCTTTGTTTAGTCTCATTTCTCTGGCGTAAACGTCTTTTGAAAAATGGTGGTTGGTCTCGACTTCTAGCTTCTCGCCGATTTCCATCATTGCGCTTTCAAGCCGCTCGATCTTTAAACGAAGTTCGGCCTTTTCTGGAGTCGTCATGTTTTCTTTTGCACCTAAAGAGTGCAACAATTCTGTGCTCATTCTAGCGCCACAATTCTTGTCTCATGATTATCTATGGTCGTTTCAATTTGTGCGTTTGATGGCGCGAGCTTGCCACCCACTCTTACGTATAGTTCATTAAGCCAGCGCTGAAACGCAGGCGTTGGCACTCCGTTTTGGTCAACAATCTGAACCTTGTGCGGAGGCTCTGGAAATGGCCGTTTACTATTCATTAGCTCTGCCCCATTTCTAGTTCTAGATTTGCACCCACGAGCACGCGTCTTACCGGGTCTGAAATCGTTAGCTTAAAAACCCGGCCTCGGGCTGCGCCAAGACGACGCCAAATAACGCGCTTGTTTTTTTGCCCAATTTTTCCAATGTCGGCCCAATGCTCGTTACCAAATGTGAAACCACCGTCATTAGAAAAAGTCAGCATGGCCTTTGGATCCGTGCCTTGCCCTGAGCCGTCAAGCCCAGTGCCAGATTCCATATCTAATTCAAATGATTTATATTTAACTTGCTTATTCTCAGCGTAAAGGTGTGGGCACGTTCTCATGCACACAATCTCATTGCCATTGTCTGACTTAAACTCTCTAGACATTTTGTAAATTGAGCCGGTCTCGTAATCGCCAACTAAATGCGTCGAATGCGCGTAGGCGTGCGAATAACCACGGTCTCTCTCTTGAAGCCCGTCGTTCGTGTAAGTGCGCTCATGCCACGCGCCCGTAGTGATGTCGTAAACCCAAGTGGTGTCAGAGTCGGCAAAATTTAAAACGTAAAAGCTTGAGCCCTCGTCTTGATAAACATAAGCCTTTGCGTCTGAAATCGTGCCGTAACTTGAGATTTTAGTCTCAATCGCGTGAGTCGATATTTTCTCCATGTTCGCGCCGCGAGCTTTATAAATAAGCCCTGCCCCGTTTTTGTCTCTGGCCACAAAAAAGAGTTGGTCCTTGGTCTTCTCAATCGAAAACCTTGCAGCACAGCCAAGCTCTAAGAAGGCCCCTTCCATACGGGCAAACGGAAAATCGGCAGCGCCAGAGTTGTAAAAGATTTCAGTCGTTGATTCGTTGAAAATGTAAAGCGAGCGCTCAAGTACCATGGCGCCCACAATATCGTCCGGGCTTCCCTCAGATGTAGCAAAATCAAGGGCGTCAATGTCAGTACCTAGCAAGCTTGAGATTTGAAACTTATCTGGCCCGATGAATACGAAATAGCCGTCTAAATATAAAACTTGGTTGAAACACACTTGATCATTGTCAAGAATGAGCGCGAAAGTATCGTTAGCCAAAGTAACGCGGTAAAAATAAGTGCCGTCTACTATCGCAAGGTGAATTCCGTTATCAGACATCGATACATGGCCGGTGGACGTTGACAGAGTGCCAATCGTAGTCGCGGCCCAGCCCGATGAAATCTTAAAAAGAACGCCACCGTTAACTGTGTAATAAGCGCCCGTTGTGGTTTCAATAGATCCGCGCTGTGGTAGACCTGCGCCTACGCTGACAAGTTCAGAATAGCCGGGCCTATCTACTAGTGCCGCCATCTCGCCCTCTTTACCAGCACCACTTTCCGTTCGCCTCAAATACCAATTCACCGACCTCTGCGCATCAATGGCAACAGAATCTAGGTTATAACTTGGTCCTATGAAGCCCGGGAATCTCATTCGCCCGTCCTGTAATCAAAAGAGTTCTTGCCCGATTGAATTGGTAGGTCAGTTTTTAATTTTGGAGTTTGTAGATTTTTGCGTTTGATTTCGGCTTTGGTCTCAATCGCCTGTTGCATAATTAATGCGTCTGGTGCTCGCCCATACTCTGGCGCCAAATCAAGAGCTAAGTTATATCTGATCGCTTTCTCATACCCCGGAGGATAGGAAAGCTCTGTGCTTAAAGTTAAAACAGAAAAAGGTTTAAGCGAATAAAACACTACGTGTTCCGCAACACTTGGCACTGGATAAAACTCAACGCCCATATTTGGAAAAGCGCCGTCAAAATAGACTGCTTGAGAAAAGGAGCTATCTAGAGATTTAAGTGATAGCCCCGCATATTCTTCGAGCGTCAGGATTTTTAAAGGGATTTCTTGTGGGTCAGTGCCTTGAAGTTCAAGGTTAGCTTTTAACACTTGAGCAGGTCTTGCCGTGGTGAAGTTCCCAGCCCCAGCCGTCGTGCCCCATGTATAAGAACCATCGGCTGCAGTCAGAGTGAATTCGTCACGGACCTTTTGGTACACGACAAGGTTTTCATTCGACCAGCTTGATAACATTTGATTGAGTGAGGTGAGCGCGTCGTTTGCTTCGTCGCTTGTCGCCGTCTCGGATGACGCTAAAACGCCAAGAAGCCGGAGCGAGCTTGCAATCATCTCTCTTGCGGTCATATAGAGCCCACCTTAAAAAAAGAAAATTCTGGGGCAATTTCTCACCCCAGAACTATTTTAATTTGCTACTACTAAACTAAGAGCCTCGACTCGGGCCTCAAGCTCTGCACAGCGAACTTGCAAGTTTTTAATCACGTACAAAACCGTGATCGCCTCTGCTGCGTTTACAAATCCATAAGGAGTTGAAGCAGTAATCGCTTGGATAGCGTAGTCAGGCGTGCCTGCTGCATCTGCTGGAGTGATTGTTGTTAGTTGTGCTGTAAGTGCTGCACCTTGTGCAACGGGCGCGCCACCATAAAAACCCTGTTTTAAAGCTGAACTTGAATCTGATTGCATTATTATTTCCTTTGTTTAAGTTTTTGTTTAGTTTTGAAAAAAAGCGGGCGAGCCTACTTAAAGCCGCCCACTTAAAATTAACCCATTATTTTAACGGCAAGTTCCGCGTAAACTGTTTTCCAGCCCCAGAGCGCATCAATTCTGCAAGGAAGAATGTCGTTATTAATGTCGTATTGTCTTACGATTCTAAACGACAAACCTTCGTCACTTACTGACTTCGCCATATCAACGCCGCCAGGCTCAGGTAATTTCACCATACCAAGAGCAAACGCATCTTTATGGAAAGCGATGTTAGCCACACCAACATCTCCAGAATAAGAAGAGGCATGACCAAAAATCGTAACCAGATCGGCGTCAGTTGGTGCACGGCTTACGTTTTTATATGGACCCGTCAAGTAGATCGCTGGACTTACCGGAAGAGCCGCGATTTCGTTAGCAACAGAAGCTGTGTCGGCTGTAACCACAAACTTCATCAATCGACCTGTTGACTCTTTAGTCACCGGGTTGACAGAGTATACGCTTGCAATTTCGATCACGTCGCCCTTTTTAGCCCATGCAACGTCGCCAAGTGTTCCGTCTAAGTGAAGCGTTGCTGTGCCGTTAGTTGTAACTGTCGTGTCAATAGCCGGTGTTCCAGTGTGAGCGCCAACTGTGTGAGCAGGTACGTTTTGGCTCATAAGCCACTTGAAACCAAGAGCGCGACCCATGCGTCCCTTAACATACTGCTGCGCTAACTCACTTTGAGAGTTAAAAAGACCAGACAAGTATTTAACGTAAGCCACTTGTGAAGCGGGGCTTAAAACAATGCAGCGCTCATCATCAAACGGGCATCCGTTCTCGTCTAAGATTGCACCAGCTTGTAAAGCATACTCTAAAGCCAAAGCCTCACTTGTTGGCTGAACACCTATAACACCCGTGAAATTAGCAACGGTGTTTTTAGCGTTTAAAAGACCAGAGTGATCAATCTTGTTCGCCAAAGGCGTGATTGCGGGCTTAATGTAGCGCTCATTAAATTCATCGATGCTAAGAGCAAGCTCTTGAGTCGAGAATTGAAATGCCACATGGTAGCGTTGATCAACTGTTAGTGCCACCGACTGATCGGCAACGTCTTGAAGATCAAGAGCCGCGCCCTCAACCGCGTCGAATCTAACGGGTTTTCGGATGTTGATTACAGATCCGATTTTCGCACCCTTTTGGGCGAACTCTTCGGATACGTCTTTATGGGATGCCTTTGCGAACTGGATGCTGTTTTTAAGCTGTCTCATTGATTCTTTAGTAATCATTGAGATGCTCAGTAATGTATTTGAACTCATTTTCTAAATTCTCCTAATATGCACTGCGCCTTTTATCCTGGTCAGCCCGAATGCGCTCATATTCAGAGTGAGAAAGACTATCGTCATAGATAGATTTCTTTCCCGATGCTGAGCTTGAGGTAATGGGCCTTGGGGGAGGCGGTGCTTTTGTTGTTTTTGTTTTTGTAACTTGTTTTTCTTCAGACGGTTTTTGAAGACGCGCTTCAAACCGGCCAAGTGCGCGAACCGCTTCGAACGGCGAAAGCTTGCACATTCGTGCATACTCCTCACTGTTCTTTGCAAGCTCGTACATAATCTCAGGGCCATTGTCGGATTCAAAAATTGCCTGGCTAATCGCTGGCGACATTTGAATGTCATCAACGTCAGCTATTACGTCATCGAAATCGCTGTGATCTTTTTTAAACTCACCGACTTTTCCGATAAACTCAGTCTTTTTAGATTCCGCCTGCGCCTTAAGCTTTTCTTGTCGCTCTGATTCCTTTACGGCCTTGCTCTCTTCTTGGACTGCCCATTTAGCTTGTGCTTTCCAAAAATCTGTAGCTGATTCAAAATCATCAGCGTGCGGCTCGCCCTGTGGAGCTTGAACAGCCGCGATGGTTTCCTCATGCTTTTCAGGTTGACCACGCAGGGCTTGTTGCCGCCAGTGTTCCGCCTGAGCATTAGCTTCAGAAAGCTTTTGATTAAGTTTCTCAATGCGCCTTTTGAATCCGCGCTTTGGCTTTTTTGTGCCCTCGTTATCTTTGGCCGATAGTTCGGACTCGTCAGAGCCCGCGTCATCCTCTTCACCGTCTGTTTGTGATGTTTCCGAATCATCAACGTCAGTTTCGTCAGCGGTCTTTATAACCACCGGCGCGGACTTAACTTCTACCTCTGTCTTGTCGCCATTTCTTAAACGCTCGTAATCAGCTTGGCTGATATTGTCGTCAGTCAAAGATAGCTGTTTGGATTCGGTAGCTGTCGTCTCGTTTAAACCTTTTTGCATGTGGCTTACTCTTCCATGTTGTTACCTGGTGGAAACCCGCCAGTAGGCTGTTGATCGGGAGGCATTAAAGGGGCTTGTTGTTGCCCGCCAAACGCCTTTTCATTTTCTAAATTTTGTTCATTTTCAATTGGTTGGTTCATGTCGAGAAACCCTAGGCGGTCCTGGAGCTGCGACATTTGCGCCTCCATTTTCTGCATTGCCTGGATTTGTCCGACCTGAGTTTCAAGCAGCAGGCTTGAGTCTTTTTGCTCTAGCTCTGCCATTTTCTTTTGCAAATCGACCTGCATTTTAGAGAATTCAATTCGCTCTTTTGATTCTAACTCTCTAGTCTTTTGGTCGCGCTCGTCGTGGGCTTTGTTTAAAGCTTGGGTCATCTGCTCAAGCATTTGTTTTTGCTGTTGCAACTGTGCTTGGACTTCTGGCGGAATTGACTTTTGATCTTTGTTCTCTATAACTCCAGGGGGAGCTACCCGCTTTAGTCGCTCACTCATTTCATGAGCTCCTGGAATGTCGAGGCTCTTCACCAGAAGATCGCCAATGATAGGGAATAAATTCGGATATGATTTTGTAAGGTCCAGCATTGCGGCTGCGGCCTCTTGTCGTTTTGTAGCGAAACTTGGTCCCGTCTCAACCGCTATGTCGTATTTGCCAACGTCCATGTGGTAGGTGACCATTTGGCCCTTGTGCTTAAACTCTTCGTTCAAGCGGACCACTTCCTCGTCGCCTTCTTCGCCTATGATGCGCCCCACTCTTGGGCCGTCGTAATAGGTTGGAATCCAAGCGTTTATGATGACGCCCGTGTGACGAATGGACCTGGTCAAGTTGTCGATTAAATGGAAGTTAGAAGTTTGTGCCTGTTGGTTTCTGCGCTGAATTGCAATGCCCGAGGTTTCGTTTGATTTATTGCCAAGGGATGCGTCGTAAATTCCGGTAGTTGATTTTAAATCGTCGCTCGAGAGCATCCGGGCGTTAGTGATTGCCTGAACCGGAGGTTCATAGCCATTTCGCTGAGGCGGTCCTACAGGCTGACCGCTAATGTCTTTGGCCTTATATTCTAAATATGCGTGGCTTACGGTGTTAGCGGTCGCCCATTGGGATTCATATCCCTCAAACTGCCCCTCAACGCCTATAAACGGCGCCTTTGGAGCAAGGGCAATGCTCTCGGCCTCAGAGCTGCAAAAGTAGTTATACATGCGCTGCGGGTCCATTGCAGGACGTACAATGCCCGACAACACGCGCTTACCGTCGATGTAATACTCATCGCCCAAGGTTGGAATGATTGGAATAAACTCGCCTGGCATCTCGGTCTTTTCCAAAACCTCAGCGCCGTTTAGTCTGTACCACTTGATTTTAGGCAAAACCACTTTGCGCGTTTGGACTATTTCAACGCCCGGCGGAAGCTCGTCAAGCTTGGCTTTTATCTCGTCTAACTCTTCTTTTAAAAGAGTGCTGCCGTCAGATAATTCATAGATCTCTGTTTTTTCAAATGTCTTTTCGTAATACTCACAAACTCTGGCCTCTTCGCCATCTACCCAGCCGTCGCTGGAGTCCTCGTTCATGCTCCAAATATCATCGTTCGCCATCTCGGCATCTGGATATTCGGCCTTGAATTCGGCTTTGGACATTTTATTGATCACAAAACCAAAGTTAGCGTCGGAACCATCAGAGGTTTGAAACGAGGGATCGAGATATATAGACATAAAATTAGGTACGCGCTTAATTAAAATTTCTTGGTCAAACGAGGTAGGGTCACAGTAGTCCGTGACCAGTCGCCAAAATCCAATGCCGCCCGTCGCTGCGGCTTCAAAAGCCGTGTCATAGGCAGCATCAGCATTTGATCGGCGCTCAATGTGTCGGGCTAAACCTTGTCTAATTTTTGCGGTTTCAACGTCGGCTTTATCATCTACTGGTGAGAATTTAAGGGATGGCCGATTTTGCCGTTGCTCGTTAGTAACTTGTCGAACGGCGGGGCCAATTTTATTAATTATAAGACTTGGCTTGCCCTCTTGATCCCGGCGCCGCTTGATGTCTTCCGGCCATTGATCGCCGGTTCTGAATTTTAAATCATCTTGGGCAAGCTTGTAGATGTCGCGCCAATAATCCTCGGCTGCTTGAAAGCGCTTTTTAGCCCTTTCGACAACAGACTCGCTCTCGTGTTCAGTTGAATCATCTTGTTTTGTGGGCACGATGACAGGTTCGTCACATAGTAATATAAATAAAAGATATATAAACCTATATCTAAATATAGGCTTGCTTTAACGACAAAAGAATTAGCCCATCCAGCTTGTCGGCCCGCGATAACCTGCCTGCTTGGCTTGAGGTTTCGCAGTCTTTGGAAACTCTGCGCCAACTAAAGGGTCTAGTATTCTCGCCATGCAATCGAGCATATCGTCGTGGACAACAGCGGGAAAGGCCAAGAATTCATCGGCCATAAAAGCCTGCACATAGTCCTGAATGCGGTTTTCATAGTCCACAAAGGGCAGGGTCTTGGGCAGATAAAAGCGGCCCTGCTCAAATATTGGCACCAGCTTTTTTATTCGATCTTCTTTTTTTACCTGACCACCAATTGGCATCAGTTCAAAACGATAGTTCCTATGGCCCATTTCATATTTAATGTGCTCGATATCTGCTTGCAAACCATACTCTTCGTAAATCACCTTTCTTGGCTGCCATTTTCTATGTAGCTCAAAAACTTTAGCCGCCCGCTGGGTTAGATTTAGTCTGTCCCTTATCCCGTCTAATAAATAATAATTATTATCAGGCGCGAGCCCGATGACCGTCATTACGGTGTAGTCGCTCGTGGTTTTTTTCTGCGAAGCTGGGTCAGCCAAAATATAAATATTCCAGCCTTTTGTGTCCATGAGATTATCGTAAAACCTGAGCCATTCCTTTTTAAACGTCATGGCTTTATCGGCGACTGGATTTTGCAAAAGCTGACAAGAAAAAGTATATGGCCCCATGTCTCGGCGCTTTTCCATTAACTGTTCTTTTGACCACAGCACCGGCTCGCCGTCCATTGTCCCGTCGTGTGTGGCGGGCTTTATGCGAGGCTTTACGGAGCCGCGTTTAAGCATGGTGTCGTACGTGTCATAAAGATGATACCGAGTGCCGATGTATCGTTTACGTCCGCCTTGAGCGCCAAGATTTAAACTTAGTTCCCATGCTTCAGTTGTTTTTTTTATTTGATCAGGAGTAGACACCGATTCTCTTGTCACCACGTCATCATAAATAAGTGTGTCAAAGTGCTTTGAAATCGGCTGACCATCGACAAGCCCCCACGCTTCAATTGTCGCCTCTTTAGGGTTATTTGTGCGCTTCACCACAATGCCGCCGTCAAGTGACCACTGTTGGGCTTCACTCTCGGGATTGGCGTAAAGAATGTCAGGGAACAAACCTTTAAAAAAGGTGTTCTGCTCAAACTCTCGTTTGATTTGTTTTAAAAATGCCTTAGCAATCGGTCTTGTGTGCGAAAAGATCCCATGCGTCCTGTTTGGGTCTTTGAGAATATCTTGAATGGTTTTGCCAAAAGTAATGATGGTGCTTTTATAGCCCTCACGAAACCACAAATCTAAATACCCGTCAGAATCGGATTCAACTTCTCTGCATCTGTCGTAAAGCCAATCCTTGTCGATGTCGCGCCTCTTGCAGCCCACGACAAGTAAAAAAAATAAATCCTCTTTTACTAATCTTTGTAAAGCCTTCGGGTCGTTAGCCTCTAGTACCTCTAGATAAAGAGCATTGGCCTGTTGCCTTGTGAGCCCTTGGCAAATCATTTACTCATCTGCTCTTGGCGCTTGGCCTCAACCAAGGCAAAGAGCTTTGGCGTTACATTAATAGGCTTATGCTCTGGCACATAGGCCCTCTGCCCCCCGCTGTACTCGACGGAATAGGTAAACATAAACTCTGATTCACAGCCCTTGCACCGGCCCCTGGCAATTGAGGGCTGAAACCTTGTAGGCTTTTTGAAAACAGTTTTTATTTGGCCGCCACAAAGGCACTCGGCTGAATATTCAATCTTTGCCACTCTGAAGTTTACTCCTCACCCTTAATTTGTTTGATTCGTGATTCTAAGTCCACAGCCTCAACCACCACGTTTTGCACATTAGTTTGCACGTTTACTTGCACCGCAGCTTGCCCCTTACTGGTCCAATCGGTCGTGGCATCTAGTAAATAAATTAGCATCTTTGTATCGCCTTCTTTTGCCAATTTCACAGCCAACTGTTTCAAACTCATTTTCATCGGCGCAAAGTGTATTTCCTTAAACTCGTTAAAGGTTAGCCCGGTGCTCTCCTTTATTCGCCGCTCCACCGTGTCAACGGAGCAGCCCATCACCGCTGCGGCTTCTTCTCTGTTCGGGCTTAACTGCATTAGGCTTTTAAGCTTCTCCATATCGATTTCAATTAGCGGTCGGCCTTGTGTGGTTTGCTCGTCATTCAAAGGGCTAGACCCATGGGCTTACTGGCATTTCTTGCCCTCAGCATTTCAATCCCTGATTTATTCACATAAACTTTCTCTGTCTTTTCTTCTCTTGAGTTTGATGACATCAGCGAGCGTTTTTTGATTGTAAAGATAGGACGAAAGCGTTTGTCGGCTATATTGTATTCAGAAATAAAAACAGGACTCTTTTGAGCATCGCACCAGTTTAAAAAAGCCGCATGGTCAAATTCGCCGCCATAATCAGCGGTGTCTAAATAAGGCGGATCGCAATAGATAATAGAATTTTGTCTGATTTCAATTTCATCATAGCTTGTGTTATAAAACTGCAACTGCTCCAACTGCTCCAACCGCTCCAACTGCTGCAACCGCTCCAACTGCTGCAACCGCTCCAACTGCTGCAACCGCTCCAACTGCTCCAACTGCTGCAACTGCTGCAACTGCCTGAAATGCTCGGCTTGCGCTTGAGATTTCACAATTTCTAAATCATCTTCTTTTAAATAGGGCCATAAAAACTCAGGGACTTTTGTTTTTCTATAAAACTCTATTCTATTCCTAAGCATAAGCCGCTTATCATTGACCGAATAACCATCATTAAACCGCTTCATGCCAAATACTTTTTCAGCCAGCGAGTCGAACTCGTTAAATATAATCGCATTGTGCAGGGATCGCTTATAAGGCTCTATTTCTTTTGAAAAAAGATAGTCTCGCCCGTTATTCCCAAACGACCAAAGCATTTTAATCATTGGGTCGTTATCTATTTCCTTAAAGAAAGTCTCTCGTGAGACGAAGGGGGGCTTATATTTATTGTAATTAAAATCACCGGCAATAGCCCGGCTGATCAAGTCACAAATGCCCGGGCGTATTTCATTAAAGTGAAAGTGCTTAAAGTCTTTTGACCTTCGCTCAAGCATCGCGTGCGTGACTGAAAATCCTCCGCCGAAAAGATCATAAAAGTGATCGGCTGTAGGGAATATCCGAATCAGTTCGTTACAAATAGAGCCCTTAGAGCCCTGGTAAGGAATGCCGTATTGAGCCACTACTTACACCTAACAATAAAGCCGCGGCTTAGAAGGTCGTCGTATACCTCGACCATATCCTTCTCGGTTGAAAACTGAACTTCTAGCGTGTGTTTCAACTCGTCATTTTTATCATTAGCAAGCTTGTCATCAAGATCGACATCTGCGGGCAGCTCTAGAATAAGGTCAGGCACCCCAAGCAAATCCAAATCAAAACCGTTTGTGTCGAGATTTAGATCGAGGACGTTTTGAGCCATTAAATTGTGATTATGAACGGCCAATCTCGCCAAATGATTGTCTGCTTCAATGTCAGCGTATTCTTGCGCCTCGTCCTCGTAGTCCTGATAATCGACAGCAACCCTAGTCCACTTATTTGCTTTTGCAGCTATAACAAGGCCGTGACCTTTCGTTATGCATTTAGATAAGTTTGAAACGACAACCGCTTTTCGTTGGCCCTGATAGTCTAGAATTTTCTGAAAGTAATCAATTTGAACTTGTGGATGATCATTCGTGTTTCTCGGGTGTGGTTTAAGCGAGTTGATGTCCACAATCTCATCGTGTGCGCAGTCGATCTTCACAGACTTGAACTCCTCTTTAAAATTAAAAGACTAAGGGCAATTCAGCCCAGCTTTTGTAGCTCGTCCAAATTGTTAGCTAAAAAGTCGTCAATGATTTCCCGCACAACTGCGGAGAGTGTTCGCCCCTTGTCCTCGGCAATCATCTCAAGGGAGCGTTTAGCTTGGGGAGATATAATAACCGCAACGCTTGCGTTAAGCTCAGCGCGCGGTATGGAATGAATTTCAGATATTTTCATAGAATAAATCTATATGGACACCGGAGCTAAAATCAAACCTATATTCAGATATATATTTATATATTTTAATATATCTAGACTAGATTGGGGCACTACTTCAACCTTATGAAATATGAATATACGCCCAATTCTAGATCGCATTTTAGTCGAGCCCATTGAAGAGTCTGACGTTACAAAAGGTGGGATCATCATGGTTAAACACGATAAGGAAAAGCCAAACGAGGGGTTAGTCTTAGCTGTTGGCGAAGGCCGATACGACGTTAAAGCCCAGCGCATCGTGCCGCTTGTGATCAAGGCCGGTGACCGAGTGTTATACGACGGGAAATTTAAGGGCACGCCGATTCAACACGAGGGAAAAAGCCTGCTGATGATGAAGCAAGAGGATTTACTCGGCGTCCGTGAACCTTAAGTGGTTTTGCGGTCTAGGTACACTCGCAGAATCTCCCGGGAAACACCGCAGAAGTCGGAAGAGCTAAAGAATGTATCACTGCGCCAATTGCCAGGCTGAGCGGGATATTGAAAAGCGGGAAATGGTGGGCGACATACTCCACTTAAAAATCATTTACGAGTGCGGGTCCTACAGAGAAATGCGCAGAGTTGGCCATGTTTGGAAGCACATTGGCGACGTTTACAAGTGTAAACACTTAACGCTTAACACTAGATTAGCCGGATGAAGGAAGCTTCAAATATTTCACTGTTTCTAGTTCTAGCCCTGTTCGCAATCCTGGTCGTGTCACTAATTGAGAGTGAGCAAGAGGTGCACAGGCTTAACTCTCACATTCAGCTCTTAACTATTCCTTGCGGGTCCCAAAGCTCAGTCATTAATGTTTGCTCATCTTTTGTCGAATACGGTCTAGACAACTATTAATGCTGAGACTTGAGAGTGGCTGTGGTCAAGGTTTTCATTTTTCTCTCCTCGTGGGCTTGTAGTTTATTTCTTCACTTCGTCTTTGATTTTAGCTAAGGCTTCAACGGCCAGTTCTGCGCTTTGTCCAAAAGCGCAGTTGGCACCAGTCATAAATTCTTCTGAACTGTTATAAATCGTCTGCGTTTTGTTTGCAGATACTTCCTCCAACGCCAAGGTAGCAATCGCTAGTTTCTCCTGCAAAGATTTAATCGTCTTAATCGCCTCTTCTAATGCCTGCAAAAGCTTTTTCATAATTTCAGTAGCTTCTTGTTTTTCTGTTTCGTTCATTTATTTATCCCCTTCCGCTCTTTGTGGTGGGCTTGTTGTTATTGATCACTGACCCATTCCCACACGCAGGCTAATAAAACTAACGTCAAGGCCGAATAAATTGACATCCTCCCCATAGCTAAAGCC